ATCAACAAGTGTACCTGATGAGGTTATTAACAATTTAAGAGGAGAATTCAAGAAGCAAAAGATTAAGGACTTGTCTGAAATTACACACGAAAAGGTCAAGGGGCTCTTGAAGAAGCTGAATTATGCAAAGTATTATGAACACGTGGCATATATATCGACTATCCTCAACGGCGTAACACCTCCGACAATGACACAGGCTCTCGAGGAGAAGCTCCGTCTCATGTTCCACGCGATCCAGGCTCCGTTCGAGAAGCACAAGCCTGCGACCCGCAAGAACTTTTTGTCCTATTCGTACGTTCTTTTCAAGCTGTGTGAGTTGCTGGGTCACGACGAGTATCTTCCGTGCTTTCCGTTACTGAAATCGAAGGAGAAGCTGTACATACAGGATCAGATATGGGAGAAGATATGCAAGGAGCTTCAGTGGGAGGCGATACGGACAGTGTGATGCTCTCAAATTCCAGGGGTGTATTCTTGTCTGGAAAGTTGATGAGGTAACCTTCATCCAGGTCCAAAAGCTTGAGATAATTTCGGGTCTGAATTCGATAGCCGTCCGTGAGACGCCCTACCGACTTGAGCTCTATGACCACCTTGCGTTCGACGATGAGATCCGCGCGAACGTGCCCGACGTTGAGGCCATCATAATATACAGGAACAATGCGCTCGGTCTCATAGTGCAGTCCGCGCTTTCTCAAGGCTACTTCGAATGCGCAGTGATAGACGGATTCGGAGTAACCCGGGCCGAGGGAAGCCCAGATATCATCTGATATTTGGCGAAGAGTGGTCTCCATTAGGGTTTAGACGCGCGCTGGGTTTAAGCTACAAACCAGGGACGTATCTCAATTTGCAAAACGGGCTCGGCGCGCGGCAAGGCGCGTGGCATTATTTGCCGGGGTCGATGATTGAAAACGCGTGACAGCTCTGGGACCCGACCGAAGACCCGCAAATACACTCGAGTTGAACGCGCTCGCAACTCCTCCTCTGGGACGATTCGGAAGTCCGGCCATACCAAATGTACCACCACGAGTGAATGATGCCGGAACATTTCCACCAAAAGCAGAAGAGTTATGAAACTGACGGTTCGGCGATGCCTGGCGACGGTTCGGCGACCTGGCCGCATTATTCACGGCCGCCCGTACATTTGTCGCGTTGTTCCCTCCGCCCACCCGGTTCGCAAGGTAAGGTCCCGCGATTGCGATAATGGAACCAGAAACTGGGCGACTCATGGTCATAACAGAACCAAATAGGACAACAAACAGGACAAGCATCTGAGTCTTCTTTCGGGAACTTCTTGGGCGCCCCAGTCCCCGAATGGCTTTTGCGATAGCGCGCATACTCTTGAGAGAAGTCCGCGCCGTTGCTGAAAGACCCCTATAAGTTATACGGGCTCCTGTTCCAGTAACAAACCCACCAGTCACTATTAAATCGGCAATTCGGATACAGAATAGGGCGAAAACACTAATAATGGTCCATATTGTGTAATAACGATACTGATAATATTGCCAAAGCCAGTTAAGCGCTCTATCAGTCACCGCATGTGCAACGATTGGTACGAGCTGTCGAGCTATTTCCCTGTGAACCGAAGGGTTATTTATGGCTTGATCCACAATTTGATTAACAACCTGTGTGCTGACTTCATCCGCGATAAAACCCGATGCTGCCTCTACACCCCGCTGAATAGCACGCTCTTGTGCTCCACTTCTCAGGAGATTTCTTACACCTGCTGCGACCATGGGACCTGCCGCCGTGGCTCCTTCCACCACGCGAGCTAAAGTTCCACCGCGATTACGGAGAACTATGTTAGACATTTAAGATATCCAAATATTTTACTTCCGCCGCCCGAACATCTTGGAGTACTTGCTGTGGCCCCGGCTGACCAATGGCATTAATGCTTTGTTCGCTTCTTTTTCCCCCCTGGAGACCGACGGGTCGTTGGGGACCTATGTTTGCGCTTTTTCGGGTTATTCACTTGCATAGGAGAAAGGTTCCTAAGATTGAGTCTCGCAATGCTCTGTATAATGCGTTCAATGGGGGTGGTATGCATTAAATTACGCAGAGAAATTACTTGAGTGGCGTCTTGAAGTTGCTCGCGTACTTGACGCGGACCCACTTGGCATCCTCCTTGTAGATGCGCGACGCGCGAGGAGCCATGCGCTTTGTCAGAATGCTGACTGCCTGAAGCCGGCGGAACACGGCCAGGGGCTTCTCACCTCCCTTGTGTATCGCCTTCATAAGCGCCTTGTGGCGCCCACTCCGAGCCTCGACCGGGTGGTACCCAAACTTGGTCAACATCCCGTGCTTGAGTGGTCCGATGACGCTCTTGGGCTTGCCGATCGTCCCGACATCATAGGCCGACACCCCCCTGACGCGCACCGTCTTTGCCTTGCGGACATAGGTATATCCCGGGCGCGAGGGAGTCCCCTTGACCGACACGCGCTTCGCCGTGAGGTGGCGGACGTGCGCCGATCTCATATCCTTGTGCATTTATCAATCAGTGAGAAAAATTGTAGCCGAGGAGGAACCATCTGAGCTTTTTCTCATTTGACGCACTATAGTTATACAAGTCAAGGTCATCTACATTCACGGATATAGTCTCCATTTCATAATTGTACCTTAGGTGCATTGTTGAATAAAGAATGCCCATTGAGTACGTCTTGAGATCCTTGACGGATATTGGCTTTCCCCATGCGAGTTTGAGACCCATGGATTCTCTTCCAAGAAAGGGACCCCCGGGGAGAGTCTCTGCAGATCCTCCATCTATGTAGTGCCACCCATCCTTCAATTTTAGAGGAGAAAAGACAAAGGGGACGGCAATGCTGGCACAGACTGCATCGACCACACTCATAGTAGGGTGTGTATCCACTGAAAAGTACACAGTCTTTCCAGTACCTATACAGTAGGCCGAAATATGGATCTTCAATGGAAACCAATCATAGAGCTCTTGGAATGTAGGATCAATTTTGATCTTAAATTGAGAAGGAGCCTTGCTGATCAAATCTCGGATCCGAGATTGAGGAACCAGACCATAGTTTGTCAAAAAGTTTTTGATGTTTAGTTTCGTAAGGGCTTTCAAGGGAACACTCAGTGAGTAATCCAGAACCTTGGTCATGTCCCCCTTTGCCAGACAGTATATAAAAGCCAGAAGGCCACCGGCCGATGCCCCAGCTATCTCTTCGAGATCATCGAGACGCCCTTCTTGCTTTAGTTTGGAAATAATGCCAATAAATATGAAATATCCCATGGCACCTGGGCCTATGGCAAGACACTTGACCATTGATATTTGAGTGAAATTACTGAAGATAACGGGGCGCAACTCCCTAATAATATTTAGGGAATGTGGTCCGAAGTGTTGCGAATATGACTGCAAACAGGAGAGAATGCACACCGACCGCCATAGGGTTCGTCTGCCCTGACATAAAGACGCCTCCGGACCCTGGAGGAATTGTCAGGAGCACGCCTGGTGTCAGAACTACAAAGAGAATGGCCGGGACAATAAGGTCTGCAGTTGTCATATTTACCTTTACGATGAACTTGGCTATGACCCAGTATATGAAGGTGTGAATAAGTGCATGGAACAGCACCTCCTTGAGTGGACCTACTGGAATGTTGAAGAGAAGACCCGGGCTCAAAAGAGCAAAGAGCAAGGTTGGCACAAGAACCTTGGGACCCGTGATGTCTATCATTTATATAGTGTCAATATTTTCGTTGAACCAAGTATAGAAATTCTCGGGCAGAACACGGTCCTTGATGATTTTGACACGTCGAATATAACCCCATGCACGGCGAGAGGTTTCACTGGGAGTGAGGTCACTCGCGCGCCACCTGGTCGCATCCATGACCAAGGTGACAAATGTCGGAAAGGTGCAGCCCCTCTTCATGCGAAGGTGGTTGTCGTGAACGAATTCTTGGAGGTAAGTCCATCCATCTAGAAGATCGGCCGAATAGAGATCCTGCCAATCTTCTGGATGAATTTCGGGATCGAACTCATCAGAGTCGTCCGAATCCCATGTTTGCTCATAGTAGGCATCACGCGAATACTCGTCATTGATACCCATTGTACTTAATTAGTACTCGATCGTAAGCTCTAAGACAGGTTGGCAAGTCCAGTCACCGTCACGCCGCTCGTCTCCTTGCTCGGTGCTGCATCTTGGATGGCTGTCCATGCACCCTCGACCTGGGCCTCATTTCCACCAAAAAATGAGAGGAGACCCTTGCGGATGACATCCTTGGTAATGGACCCCTTGGTCTTTTTCGTCTTGAAATTTACCTTGACCTTGTCCTGGATCTTTACGGTGTCAATCTCATTCTTTTTCATATGTTCAGTCACAAACTCGCGAAGCTCCTTTTCACGCGTGTTGAGCGTGGAGAGATCTTTGCGAGCTGCGGCGAGTTGGGCCTTAAGGCCAACCCACTCAGTCATGGCGTGTTTAAAGTCCATTTCTGGTATTTTTAAAGAACTTATTAGCTCTAAGTGAGCGCAAGGAACAGTTGCTTGCAACTGTCTAATTGTACTCTGGGGTAATCTCGAATCGAGGGCGCATCACATCGGGGGGGATGGTGCTGAGGTTGAAGATGGAGACGGGCGTGCGGGGGTTCAGCGGCTCCGAGCGCTCTGAGCGGTTGGCGTTACGGAGCACGCCACCCAGAGTCTCGGGGTAGCCAATCTGGCTCCTGGGATCCAGATAGTTCTGGTTGCCAAGGATCTTGTCCGGGCTGAACTGGCCGAAGTCCTCGGTCGCCACGACGTCACGGGGGATCAGGCTGGTGGCAGACACGACATCGACCGAGTCGCCCGAACCACCGAAGGGAGCACCCTCACCCGCATTGACGTGGTTAATATTTACTGTGTTGGGATATCCGCTGTTTCCGTGCGTTGCACCTGCGTTCAGGTTAAATCCCATGGGGCCGGCACCGCCGGCTGGACCATACCCTGACCGCTTGGGGGCGAACAGCAAAAGAAGAATTACGGCCGCCAGAATCATTATCGCGAGTCCCTTGCGATCCATTTATAACTTACTGAGAATAATTTTCAGCCAACTCCGAGTTCATAGCAAAATGGTTCTTGGAGTTG